CCGTGCGATCCGCCCGCCGGTCATCGTCGCCTCGCCGGTATAGGCCAGGGTCACCTTCCAATCGCAGGAATGGTCGACGCTGTGCACCTCGACCGAGTTGGTCTTCAGCTCGATCGTGAGGTCGCTGTTCCGGGCGTAGAAGTTCAAAAAGTAGTCGCGGATGATCTCGCTCTTGTAGCCCATGCAGAGCACGAACCGGCAAAAGCCAAAGCTCGAATAACGCCGCATGATGTGGAGCAGGATCGGGTCCGGGCCGATCGGCACCATCGGCTTCGGGCGAAACTCGGTCATCTCCTTGAGCCGCGAGCCGAGGCCGCCGCACAGGATGAAGACCGGAATTTCTGCGATATTCGATATCATCCCACCGTCACATCGGGCGCGCCGCCGACCGCCCTCGGCCGCGGGTTTTGTCACAAACCCGCATACGCCGCAAGAATGGCCGCGAACGGCTTTCTCGAACGCGTCCGCCCGTGGACCCTTACTCGGCTGCCCTTGTGCGCTCTCTGACCCGCGCGATCGTTGCCGTCGTACGCTCGTTCGGGAGCAGATCCACCAGTAGCACCCGGCCCCGCCGTTGCGCCGGACGATATCGGGTCGACGACCTGGACCCCGTCGGCCGGCCGACACGGATGCTTTGCGCTACTCGCTGCGCCGAGCCTCGATCGGCCGAGGCGAGCACGATACGCGCCCCTTCCACATGTTTGCGCCGCCGGTTGCGGTAGGCCACTACCATTCATATGGTCTTAGCCATCGCGCAGTACACCGAGCATGCCCTCAGGATCGCATACCCCACTGTTCTCTCTCATGCGCGGATCGGTTACCGCATTACGTGCTGCCGTCTTGGGGATGCCCCGCTCTCCCTGGGGGCGAGCGTCCGATATCGCCCATTGTCAATGCGGATGGTATGCCTCGAAATGAGCGCCCGGTCTTATCCGGCGATTGACGGAAGAGCCGAATTTAGTGTCTGACCGAAAAAGAGTTGAGTGATTTCAGTGGATTTCGAGGCGACGATCGCCAGAGCCAATGCGTGGCTCTACCTCGCCTCAGTCCTGCTCCTCCTTAGACCGATTGGCCCGTGCTTAATGCTACCTACACGATTCTGAGTCGGACAGTTAGTTAGATCAGATCTGCAAAGCCGCGTTCGGTGCGGCGGAAATAGGTAATTCGGAGCCACAGAAACAGCGCGACCCAAAAAGGCTGAGCAGGAACTCGGGCCACCGCCGATGTCGCGGACCACGAGGGTCCCGCATGTGCCCTGCCCGCTTATCGCCTTGCAGACCTGCTGCATTCTTCGGCGTCGGAAACCAGAAGAAGAACTAAATACGAGGATCGTTAAGGAGATCGGCGCTGGCATCACGACGTAGGATCCCCGCCGCACCCTTTTTATCAAATACCAGCCGAACACCCCCGGCCTCTATCGCGCGGCGTATCGCGATTAGGTTATTGGGCCGCAGCCTTTGCTCACCTCTCTCGAACGCTGCAATCGCGCGCAGTGAGACATTCGCCTGTCTAGCGAGTTCCACTTGCGACCACCTTAGCCATCCGCGTGCCGCGCGGCACTGCTCCGGTGTCATGGACCCAGGCCGCAAAGAAATCTTTTGCTGGCGGTCGATTCTGCTTGAATTAGGCAGATATACCCTATATAGGCATATATGCCCTTTATCGGCATATTACCGAAACCATGGGTGGCCACCCTCGAACCTCAATCACAGCCGGATTGGCGCACAGTCGGACACTCCACCCCCAGCCGACGCGGCAACGGAAATGAGGTTCTCTGGCGTGGCCAAGCAACTGATAGGAAGGAATATAACGGCATTGAGACGGAGACCGAAACCCGCTTCCAACACGTCATGGCCGAAGCGGGGTAGAGGCTGGAGTCTGACTCAGCCGTCGAGGAAGACTTCAATACTCGTTAAACCCACCCGGGAGGACTCGCAACCAGGCGCCATGCGCCTTGTTCTACAAGCGCATCTCCTGCTGGGTATATCGTTCGAGCGGGAAGAAGAAGTGTTGCTACTAAGACTTTCCAAAGACAGAAGATTTGGAAGTTACTGTGGTTTGAAAATTGCCTGCGATGATAAATTTCACAAGCGTCTATTCGCTTGGGCATCGCGGGAAGGCGGCGCAATCCGCGGATCCCCTACGAGCGCGTGAAGGCGGCCTGCATAGCAGGCACGCTGGTTTTTACGGCAACTTCAAGCTGCGGATCGGCAATGTGTCCCGATCGGACAAGGAGGAACAGTGATGGGGAAGCAGGCCGACGTCGCGTTAAAGAACGGGCAGGGCGAACGGCCAAGTGAGAGCCTATTGCTCGCTCCACCATCGGACAGCCCTTCCATAATTTTGGCGATGATTGAACGAATAGCGCTTAACCCCGACGCCGATGTCGAAAAGCTCGGACGCATGATGGCGATGTATGAGCGCCTCAAGGCGAAAGAGGCCGAGCTCGCATACAACGCCGCGAAGGGTCGGATCTTGAAGAAACTCGCCAGTATCAAAATCGTCAAGAGCCGGTCGGTTCCACACGAAATCGAACAAGGGAAGCCTCGGAAGGGCGCCTATGAAGCATTCACATACGCTCCCCTGGAGGAGATCGACAAACATCTGCGGCCCCTCTTGACGGAAGAGGATATGGATCTCTCCTATTCCGACGAACCGCGAGAGGACGGCGGCATCGTGATCTGCGGCCGTCTGAAGCACTTGCCGGGCGGCCATTATGAAGATTCCTTTATGCCGGCCCAGCCGGACGCGACGGGTGGCAAGTCGAATGTGCAGGCGGTAGGGAGCACCAATTCTTACCTTCGCCGTTACGTCGCCTGCAACATCTTCAACATCGTGGTCGTCGGGGATGATGACGATGGAACGGGAGGAACGATCGACGAGGCTCAAGCCAAGACGATTCTTGAGCTCATCAAGAAGGCGAAAGTCGGGCCGAAGTTTTTGAAATATATGAAAGCCCAGAGCGTCGCGGAAGCCGGTTCTCTCAAGGCTGCCGTGGCAACGATTGCCGCCCGCGACTACCGCAAGGCCATCACCACTCTAGAGGAACAGATGGTCAAGGCAGAGGCCGGCCATGCCAATCTTTCATCATGACGTGACGCAATACTCGGAGAAGTATGACCACCTCAAGCTTGGGATCCCAACGAGCTCCAACTTCCACAAAATCATTACACCACAAGGGAAGCCCTCGAAGCAGTGGCGGGAATACGCCTGCGTCCTGATCGCCGAGCGGGTATTGCAGCGGAAGATCGAGTTTTATAATTCACCCGCCATGGAGCGGGGTTTGATTGTCGAGGCCGAGGCGGCCGATTGGTATGAATTCGATCAAGACGTAACCGTTCAAAGAGTCGGTTTTATCACCGATGACAATCATACGGTTGGATGCAGTCCTGATCGGCTCGTCGGCGATGACGGCCTTTTGGAAATCAAGGCTCCCTTATCGCAAACGCAGGTCGAATACTGGATTTCCGGTAAAGTCCATGAACGTTTTCGGCCTCAATTGCAAGGTCAGCTCTACGTTTCTCAGCGCAGCTGGGTCGATATCCTATGCTGGCATGACGTGCTTCCAAAAGTTGTCATGCGGGTCGAGCCAGATAAGGAGTTCATTAAAGCCCTCGACCGCGAGCTGCAGATCTTCAAGTATTTCATCGAGCGCGTGATGGAGAGGATTTGCGCGACAAATGAGCTGCGGGTCTCCCCAGGCAAACTGGCGCTGAAGGCAGCGCTGTACGCAAGCCTCGAGATAGCTCCCTGAGCGCGACATTTTGCCTGCATCCCGCATTCCCCGTCCCGCGGTCCGTGGCAAGCCTAAGCCGCACCTCCGGAAGCGCATGCAACACTTGACCTTTGTCAGGCAGCTTCCTTGCGTGGTCTGCGGCAGAGCAGCTCCCTCGGAAGCAGCGCATGTTCGCTCGGGATCTGACGGTGGCGTCGGAATGAAGCCGTCGGATCGCTATACCGTATCTCTCTGCAGCGACTGTCATTCGCTGCAACACCAGTTCGGTGAACTTACATTCTGGAGCAACGTACGGATCGATCCGCTCAACGTGGCTTTCCGCCTGTGGACGGTATCAGGGGACATTAAAGCCGGGGAGAGGATAGTCTTCCGGGCGCGGCAACAGATCGATCTGACAAAGCGTATGGCTGAGAGAATCCTCGACGCCGGCTGCTGCCACGGTCGGCGATGCCATAGCTAGCCGTTCGGCCTGGTCGGCCTCCACCGTTTCGAGCACCAGCTAGCCAGCTCGAGCTGCTCGCCTTTCGCGTCTTCGCGCGCCAGCCTCTCCGAAGAACAGCAAAACTCGGCCCGCCGATCGCCGGTTACGGAAAACTCGGCCTGGCGATCCCGGCCTGGGCGACGAGCGCATCCCGCCATCGCGGCCATGATACGGTTCAACCGGTGCAGGGTCGTCGGGCAGTTGGCGCGGCGATCCGCACGCCGACAGTGCGGATCCGATCCGCAGACTTTGGGTCTGGTAACCATTGGTTGAGTCAATTTGGTGTAGCCTGTTGCCCAGCGATCCGATTGTACTGCTGCAAGGGAGCACAATTTTTGCGCGAAGACGGTCGAACCTTCTGATAATCTGGTTACACTTCTACTTGCTTTGAGCGAGCTGTCTGTATATCAATAGTAACGTAATAGCTGGGTGTTGCGCCGGCAACAGATCTGCCTTGGTGTAGGAAGCCAAATTCCGCCGTATTGATAGTGAGCCGAAATAGATTGCCCTCCAAATTGCTGGACATTCGAACGGTGTTAACGCTGAGTAAGTGAATGAGAGAATTGGGGACTATTAGGGTATGCGCACCCATGATCGCTTACTGTTCCACTGACTGCCGCGCAACTCTGCCGAATTTTCGACTTTCATCACTACGTGGCTCTGGTGAGAAGGTCAACGGATTGACCGACTGGCTGCTCCGGCGGGGATGTGCCTGGCCAGGGATCGGGCGACTCTCGACTCATGACGCGACACCAACAGCTTGGTTTCTTTCCGGATGCTCGTGATGACCGGGCTATTTTCGTTGTCTCCGTGATGTGCGCCACCATTCGTCGGATCCTGGGCGGCTCCCCACATGACACTAACCAACCTAAATGTGGTTGGCGTTAGGCGTCTTGCGCGTCAGGACGCGGTAGGGCGCCGGAACCGCGCGGGCGCCGATGCCGAGGCCCCAACGCTTGAGTTTGAAAACAGATCCAGGGCAACGCGACGTGCGCGGCTATGGGGGCCAAGCGTCATCGTGTTGTGCCGGACACCAGCAAGTTCCTGGTAGGAGAGGAAGGCCTCCCCTGCTCATTCGATCCCGACGCCCTACTTACCCTTAATTTCCTGTTTGTGCACATTATGCCGATCGGCGGGCGGCTCGTGCATAAGCGATTTGTTTGATTTCAGTCCGTTGTG